GACCCAAACAACAGGGTTTCAGACGACGAATTGGGGGTCAATTGCGTTTGGTCAAAATACGTTTATGGTTTTGAACGCTCAAGGGGCATCAACAATGATTACACAGTTTGGTCAGACGTTTTAGAAACGAGTCCTTTCCAGGATGGGAATTTACTTGGCCCTGAAAACCTTCGACGTTAATAGTTAAAAAAAGTAATTTCCTTGATAATCTGCGGTGGGGAAATATGTTATGTTCCAGCATGCTCTCGTTAAAGTACCTGAAGTTGATGCTAAAGTTATCTGAAGATTACCACCATTTATAGACGCAGTTATGCCACTATTCGATATTATAACTAAATTTGCAGTATTTATATTTGAGACCCAATAAACAAACCCAAATAAATATGTTCCAAGACTTCCAGAAACTGTGAGTATAGCATGACCCGCGCTATTGGGAGGGCTGAACGTGTGAATTACAGACCCTCCCGTTCCCAAACTCGCCACGCTACCACAATTCGTACCAACTCCCTTTGTGCCACGTACTACGCCTGCAGTATCTACAGCGACGTTTGAACTTGGACTCGTCGTATTGATGCCCACGAGACCACCCGAAGTTATCAAAAGAGCGGCGTTTTGGCCAAAGTTTGTTGACGTGCTTACCGAAAACCCGTTCACGGGTACGGTCGGACCCACGTTGTATCCTCCTGGTACGGACCCGGCGACTATAGGGTTACTGAGTGTCGGTGCGCCGTTCCGAGGGTCTCCTTCAAGGACATACACGTATAAAACGTATGCAGCACCAATAGATGCGAGGTACACTTCCAAATAATAATTTCCATTCGTCGCTGAAGACAACATGCGAATTTGTCCACCTGAAAGGGCGTTGTTTCCTGCATTGAATATCGTTTGGTCGTCGATACGTACAGAGGGCCAGCCTGTGTTGAAAGCAACGGCAGATGTTGTGGTGACGCAAACAGATTCTTGGATACCGCCTGCAAAAGTTTCGAACCTGAACTTGGCTCGGGCCGTGTTATTAATGCTCGCGATACGGTACCAACCTGCAGCGGCGCTCGATGCAACGCTCAGTGTCACTGATGACAAGTAAGGTTGTGTCGAGTACGTAAGTTGGCCATACACGTTCGCAGACCCGACGACGTTCAAAGTGTTTTGAGGGTTTGTGGTTCCCACCCCGACCTGTCCGCTCGAGTTTACAAAAAGAGCCGAAGTTCCCGTGGACGTTGCGACATTCATCACAGACCCTGTACCCAATTGCTGGACGCTCAGGGCCGTACCCGTACTGGTGTTACCGAAGACCTGTGTATTACTGGAGTTTATGAGCGTGTTTACGCTAGGTACACTGAGTGACATCTACTCCTAGAGTATATTTAGTTTTCCATAAAGTCGGAGGGAGGAGGGTCCTCCCGAGTCTATTGAATTTTCAAGTGAAAAGGGATCACGAGACGGGGAAACCTACGGTTCCCCGCTCGGTCTCGGAGGCCACTCAATATTAAACGGATCACTCTGTTTCGTGACGTCCCTCAAAGCCTGACGGTACGTGACCCAGTCCGCCTTGTTTGGAACCTCGTAGTCCGTGACGCTACAAGTCCAGTCGGATTCGTACAGTTTTTGTTTCTGTTGGGCTCTCACTGAAGTCCACTGGGCGTCCGTCTTCGCTTGGACTTTTGCGGGGTCTTCGAGGAGGGTCACTTGGTCCCCGTCTTTGACGGCCATGATACACGTGGAGTCAAGTCCCTCGGGAACCTCGAGGTGAACAGTGACTTGGGAGTTGCCCCATTCGCCTCCGTACGAGCTCTGGGAAGGTTCAGGAGCTTCATACACGTACTGAACCTGAAGCGAGTCCAGAAGGATGATGGCGACCTTCATTTACTTTTACAAGAGTTTAAAGTTCGGCCGATGAGTTCCAACTGAATGAAGCAAGGGCATACCCGGATACTCCATTAAATGTAAAACTGTTAGGACCCACATTTTCTGAGACGGCTGTAAGCCCATTTACACTGCCACCACCGCCCGAAACCGTGCCAGTGAATCTTCCAGCCGCACCAGAACCACCTGTAACTGTATTGTCGTATAGAGAAACAGTCGGATTTGCTCGTTTAGTGACTTTATAGTATGTAGTAGAGCCATACGTTGCACCGAATGCAGATGCTAAAGTCATATAATTCAAGCCGGTGGAAACTTCATAGTACCTCTGACAAAGCGCCAACTCGGTCGCGTACGGCCGGACCTCGAACGGGGTGGCTATCGTACCTTTTTCGAGCTGGACGCCGGTTATGAGAACCGTTGAAGGGTTGGAAGGTGCACTCAACCAATAGAATTGAAAATAAAGACCGTTTGTGACGACCGATGCGGAACTGATGGCAAAATTCATGGTATAGTAAGTCCATGAACTGCTAAGAGTTGCGTTCTGTGACGTTGGAGTCGTTGCGTTTGTACCTGCGTTGTACCCAGTCTCGACTCCTGAAGGACACAAAGGGGCTACGCTCAAGCTATTTGCCGTTCCCGCCGTCTGTTTCGCCCAAAAACTGATGACGAATGGTGTTCCCTTGTAAAAGTCAAGAGAGTTCACGCGTTCGAGACGCTGTTCCAAAAGGGCCGTTGAACCGCTCGTGAATGTTGTTGTGAGTGAAAGAGAGTATTGAAAGCCGGCAAAAAGTGGAGTGTCACTGGACTGGGCGGCCGTGAGTGCCTGGGCGTTACCGCCAGTACACCACCTATCGGCCGTATATGTACCTGCAGAGACGGAACTGAACGTCGTTCCTCTTTGCCATACGTTAAAGTTTCCGTTTATCAACCTGTTTTTGAACGTGATTGGGTTCCCCGCACTCAATGTACCCGCGACCACGGCGCTCCCCGCCACCTCCAATTGTTGAACCGGCGCGGAGACACCGACTCCAAGGCGACCGTCCGCCGAAACTGTGGGGCCCTCGATGGAACCGTTGAGGGTCCATTCGTAGATGACGACCACCTGGGCGATGCCAGCGGAATATCCGTCCAATTGGTTCACGACCAATCTGAAATACGAGAATGCCTGTCCCGAAGATACACTGAAGGTTTGTGCAGTAGAAGAGGCCCATGTTGTGATACCTGTTCGGGAGTCCACGAGGTACCAGTTGACTCCATCGCGAGAGCCGAATATCCAGAAACGAGCCGGACCCTGGTATTGGTAGTTTGAGCTTCCAGGTGCTATAGAATAGTTTGAGAGTACGATGGATGAAGCCATTTGAACCTGAACCCATTCACCCAAGTAAGCCGTACCCGTCACATCGGTCATAGTCACGGTTCCAGCGTATGAATAGGGGGCGGTGGAATTGTATGTACCGTTAGAAGCCCAACCGTATGTAGAGGTCTTATCGAACGGCCCCCACGCATAGAAACCGCTGTACTCACTCGACGCACTCGCCACGTAAGTTCCTTGGCCGTACGGGGACAGACCCGTCAAGTTGGTCGCGTAACCAGTCATGGGTGCGGGCGGGAACGCCTGAACGCCCGAGAAGCCCGTGGCCGGCGCACCTATGAGCTTTTGGGTCTGGACTTTGCCCGGAATACGGGGGACGCGGACGAGCAAATTCGTCGTCAAGGACCCACCGGCCGTGTTGGACGCGGGGAAAAGAGGGGAAGTCGAGGGGGTGAAGGCGTTGTTGTTGTATATCTGGGCCGCGCCCGAGCCGGTGACGACGCGGAGGTTTGTGATGTACGAATTGAGAACTTGTGTTCCGCTACCAGCTGCACCGATAACCGTCAGTGGATTGGCATAACTCGTGACGGGACCCGCACCCGTGAACGTAACCACCGTCGCTGTATTGGATGCCACACCAGAACCAGATATAGATACGATTTGGAGGGGTTGGCCGTTGGCGTACATTTGCAGACGTTTTGTCGAACTTTGATAAATGAATGCGACATGTGTCCAAGTATTCATCGATATTGCCGGTGTACACGTGATAAATGTAGTACCCTGATTTACATACATAGCGAGATAACCCGCCGTGTTTTCTAAAAACCACTGAAAGTAAGGACCGCTGAACGTACTGTTATGTGTCCCGAGAATTTGGCAATAATTTGAATATGAAATAGGATATATCCAAGTTTCACACAAAACGTCACCGAGTGAGAAAATATTTGCGTTTGGAAATGGTGTACCGTTCGGACCGAAACTCAAATAAGTGTAAGTAGTCGACGGTAAAAACAAACTTCCTTCATTTGGACCAAGTGGGCTAAAAGACGTCGTAACGATATTAGATACGTTACTACCGGTCGCCAAGCTCAGAGAACTGATCCCGAGGTCCGTCGGGGCGAATCCACCGGGTGGTCCGTTCAAAGGGCCGAGGACGTTTACAGACCCCGTCGGATCGACCGTGAGTGCCGGCCGACCATTAACGTTTCCAATCTCCAGAGTCGATGGGACCACGGGTGAAACCTGCGTGAGCATGGCCGAGGCGTCCGTGATTTCCTTGTCTGTCAGGGCGCGGTTATAGGCTGCGAAGGTGTACAGGTTCATGTTAGAGCCAGAATTTACTCCATCAGATGCTCTTCCAATCTGAGAGTAAAGGTTGGTTCGATCGATCATGTACGAAAGGGTACTAGCTACGGAAAGGTTCACGTCACGTACACCATTCACATATGAGGTCATAAATTGAGTCGTAGGGTCATAACGAAACACCAAAACGTATGGAACGTCCTGAGAAATGGTCGTAGACCCGTTCCCTTGGTTCACGCTCGTGGTTCCAGGTTGTTCAACCAACCAGTTGAACGTAGAACCAGTTGCGTTTCTGTAAGCAATAATCTGTGAGGAAGTTACCGAGACGGAAGGACCGGACTGAAACTCGAAAATACGCTCGTAGTTTTGAGGCGCTAAAGCAAACTGAACTTTTGCCACGACCGTGAACCCCTTTGTGCCTATGTTCCACGTCTGAGGGCCGAAGTCGAGGTACTGGGACTGTGCATTCCTGAACAAGACCGCCCCAGTCCCGTACGGGTCAAAGGTCGGGGCGTTCGCCAAGGGCGCTTTGTTCGGCATGTTCGATCCGTACGCGTCGAGGTATATGAGTGCGTCCGAGGGCAAACACCGGACCCGAACCGAGCTTTGGGCGTTCAAAGGCGTTTTGAGCGTCATCGCAGAGTACAGGGGGTTCCGGAGGAGCATGACCGTCTGGCCCGTCGGGGCGGGTCCCAAGGGCGTGGTCGGGGCGGTGAATGACCCCTGGGAATAGAGGTTTGCGGCATATACGAGACGGGCAGAGGCGAGGTAGAAGGTGGGTCCATACGTGCTACCAAACTGACCGCCTATAGAAAGAGGGTACGTTGTATTGAGTTGAGGAGTTCCGGAGATGGCGGTCGTGGATGATAATGTACCGTTGATGAATATGTAAATGTTTGTACCGTTTGCTTGGAACGCGAGGTGATACCACGTGTTCAGAGAGAGCTGTGAGGCGCCGAGGGCAACTTGTTGTGCCGAACCGTTGTAGTACCCAAGGGCGGGTGTACCGTTTGTAGTAACACCCATAGACCAATAGTACCCTCCACCGGTCGGTGTTATGTTTCCTATAGTCATAGGGTACGTTGAGGCTCCTCCGAAACCGTTAAGAAAACTGGTATAGTAAGCCCAGAACTCACACGTGAACCCAGACGAAGACCACCAGTTCTGACCGAGCGTGGACTGACTCGTTGATGAAAGATAATTCCCGGTATTCACACCCGGAAAGTAAATAGACCCCTCGAGACTCCCTTGACCGAACGGGTTCAGGGTCGACTGAGCGACGCCCGTACCCACGACGCTCGTGGACGAAATGATACCGGGTATGCCGTTCGAGAACCCGCCGGCAAAGTCCTGGATCTTCTGGGTCAGGGCCGTTGACTGAGTCAGCTGTTCGCCTGTTGGCCCGAACACGTTCCCCGAGTAAAACACATTCGAGGCGAATATGTTACTCGACGTTGACATCTTCTATTAAGTGCTAAGAGTTTTTAGACGAGTGAAGTTTTCCCATTTCCTAAAAGGGGTCCGGGGGTCATGAGCCGCCAAGTCCATCTGTATATTCCCATTTCTCGGGAAGGGACACCCCTCTTAGGAAATGAGAAATGCCAATAACTTATTTCCACTTACCCCCTTACCCTCCTTAGCTCTTGGGAAAAGGAAAAAACTTAAAAACTTCAGGACAGATAACAGATATGGTATGTGAAGTTCCTCTGTGTGGGAAGCCAGACTGCGAACCCTCAGGCCTGTGTAGGGTCCACATCATGGAACTGTCAGCCGACGACCCCCGTCTTGGACCCGTCCTGATCTTTTCTCTAAAACCTCAGGCGGACCCCCCTCCTCTGGAGGTTGTGAGAAAATTTTCTGTGTATACTGACAAGTATGGTGACGATCAAGTGCGAGTGGTGTGGGAAGGAGTTCAGTGACCCTATGTACCTGTCCAAGGCTCAGTACAGACTGAACCACCACCAAAACGGTCGGAAGAACCTGTGTAACGCCGAGACGTACGTCGTGGAACGCAAAGTAAGCTTCGTACCACCAAACATTGAATCACTGGACCTCAGCGGACTCGTTGAATCCATGAGTCCGCATCTCAGGAGACGCAACGTACTGAGCTTCATATTCAGTAAGCTGAATGAAACCAACAAGTTTGCCGTGTGGCCGAACAAAAACCTTTACGAAATTGTGTTCCGTTCAGAAGGGCGTGCGCAGTGGGTCACACCCGGGCAGTTTATGGTTATTTTTTGGCAAGAGGTTCTTCGAAAACAGGTGGTCCCTTTACTGAAGAGGGAATGGGTCGGGTACGACGAGTTTTACAAGTACACGAAGGAGAATGTGAACTGGGAGTTTCTGGAGGCACCTGAGTTCCAACTTGGAATAGTGAATGGTTTCATGCGTTCCGAACTCTATAAAGACGTCAAGGCGGCGATCGTAGGTCACTTGAAGGGAGTGACTCGGTCTGAGCGTATGCAACTGACTACAAACATGGGTCACGTGGACGCGGGTACGTTCCTGATCATAGCCACCACGGGTGACCGAACGACTGAACGTCCGAAGCACGGGTCTGGTAGCGCCGAGCCTGCTGAACAGGTCCAAGAGAGGAGGGCTCCAGCACCTTGGGAAGATTTATAATAACGTTCCTTCTGTAACACCAGTCCCCATAAAGCCAATGAAGCTCCACGCTGTGGGTTCCATTGGGTCTATGAAAGTTCTACTGAGGAGGCGAAGGCCAGCTAACACTCTGAGGGTCTTCCGTCACCCCCGGCAAATCTCTCAGAGCTTGCCTGTATGTGACCCAGGCCTGTTGCGTCTCCGGAGTCAAAGGAGCGAAAGGGAGGACGCGCCAATCCGAGGAGGTCAAAAGAGAGTCTCGTTGGTTTCTGAGTTGGGACCAGGCGGCTTCGGTCTTCTGTGAGACTTTAGAGGGGTCGGCTACGAGCGTAACCTCGCCAGTCTCTGGGTCTTTCTGACCTTTCACGACGTCCCAAGTCAGACCCTCTGGAACCTCGAGGCGGATCCTGGGAGTCACGGGAACGATGGGCGAGTCGCTAAAGTACCAATCAACGACGGACAAGGTATTTGAATCCAAAATTACGAGGACTTGGGTCATGTCTACTAGAGCTCGGCATTAAAACCGAGGAAGGCTGATGTCGTGCTGTTGGCCGCTGCAGTTGCTCCCTGACCCGCAGAACCTCCAGTTCCAGTCCAAGATATTTCAACTTCGTTAGTAGATGCGCTGTTCACAGACATACTGGTGACGGTCAGGATATTAACAGCCGTAACGAGAAAAGTTGAAGGCGCTGAATTGGATGCGAGCGTTGGGTTGGTGCGCATAGGAACGACGAGTGGTGTGACTGTGTACGCGCCTGTTGTAGATGCAATCCATCCTGTTCCGAACTTTTGGTAAGACCCACCAGTGGCCGTACAGTTGAACTGCTGATAGTACCTCTGACAAAGCGCCAATTCGGTCGCGTACGGTCGAACTTCGAACGGCGTGGCAATTGTCCCCTTTTCGAGCTGGACTCCTGTGGCTTCGACGTACGTCCCCTGATATTGCCACCATGGAAATTGACCATAGTAACCCGCTGAAGCCGAAGACGACCACCCGAGAGACGTCCCGCCGTTTATAGTTGAAATACCCAATTCAATTCCTGTATTTGTTCCTGTTTTCCACGTGGACCCGTTGGGTGGTGGAGGAACGGTGAGTGTTACATACTGCCACACACCTCCTCCAGCTACTATGAATGACGCATTGTATAACCACCACGTACCTCCGGCCACGTTATTTCTCAAATTTACACTACCTATACTTCCACTCGGCATGTTTGATCGGTACCAGAAACTCACAGTCACAGGAGTACCGAACGACGTTCCCCAGTTGAAATCGGCCATGTTATAGGCTTCAATGTTTTGCCAAATTGGGTAAATGTAGGATGGTGAATACCCAACAGCAACTGTACAACGGAGAGAACTGGTGAAACCTAATTGATAAGGAGTGTCTGATGCTGAAAGGAGAACGTTTGAAGAAACGTAATAGCCGGTCGTGGCGTTGACAGTTGTTAAAAACCTATCTACGATGAACAGATTACCAGAACTTGCTGCATTACTGAATACTCCTCGCTGGTTAATCCTCATGTCCCCGTTAATGATACGGTTCCGGTACATCAAGGGATTCCCGGCCGAGACCGTCCCGCCCGTGACCAAGTCTCCGGCAATCTCAAGTGATCTCTGCGGATTGGCGATCCCGACCCCAACCTTCGCGTCACTTGTTACACAGAGCGCTTCCTCGGTTCCGTTGAGGATGAGTTCACCCACGGAAAAGGTCGAGCTGTTTACAAGATTTTGAGCAGATAGACGGTAATAGTTGTAAGCCTGCGTCGTTGATACTGCGAATGTGTTTACCGCACCAGCAACTCCCGGATTGAACCCACTCTGTCTGTTCACAAGAGTCCAGTTGGTCCCATCACGTGAACCAAGGACAACGAATGTTGACGGTGAGTTTCCTGTAAAGTTTGTTTGACAACTGAGAGAGTAACTTGAAAGAAGGACTGAGACTGGAAGTTGGATCTGGAGCCACTCACCTGGGTACGCGTTTCCGAGGGTATCTACAGTCACGACGGAACCCGTGTAGTTGTATGGACTCGAACCGTTATACCCACTTGTGTACCAAATGTTTGGCCAGTTTGTTCCGTTTGTCTTATCGAATGCCATCCACGCGTAAGTGGCTTGGCCTGGGAACTCACTCGACGCACTCGCCACGTACTTCCCCTGTCCGTAACTTACAGAGGCGTTCGAGGTTGTATCGAGCAGGTACGAAGACATGGGCGCGGGCGGGTACGCTTGGACTGTTCGAGTCGCACCGAGACTCGTGCTTTGAAGACCCCTGCCCTGAACCTCCAGAGTCGTTCCGGTTTGTTGGTTGTTTGATCTCAAGAGAAGCAAAGTACTGTTGAGGACGGGGAGCGGGGCTGAGGGAACAGTGAAACTCGAACCCGTGTATATAGCCGCGTTCGATACGCGAACATCGGCGAGGTTCTCATTGAAGAGGTACGACCCGTAATTGTACCCGCCGGCCACAACGCCATAGGTTGGGTTAAACGTCATGGCGGTCGTTGTAGCCACCATAGAGTTGGACAAAACTCCACCGATGTAGACGTTAGACCTTGTCCCATCGTATGTAGATGCAACGTGTGTCCATGTACCTACAGAAACACCAGTGCTCGCGTTATAGTTGTAGACGGGGTTACCCGATCCGTATGCAAAAAGGACGTTTGCTGGGTTTCCTGAACCCAAATAAAACGACCAATCTATCAAAGACGCAGTACCTGTTGGACTACTTCTGCTTAAAACTCCAGGAGTTTGACCCGCACCTCCTGCACTCGGCAAATACACCCACGCCTCAATAGTCCAATTTGAAGCCCAGAGGTTGGTTGTTAAGGAAGAAGACGCCGCGTTCCCGTAATCTATGTACCCGGTTCCGTCGAAACGCAAGGACTGGAGTTGAGTCCCCGCGAGGGGACTCAGAACGTTAGACGTCACACCACCCACGGGCGTTGGTAAAGACCCATAAGAGGAAGCTTGTTGAGGCAACTCGGTAACATCTTGGATATAGGGATACGTGGGAAGAGGGTACTGAGTCTCGAGTTGCCATGCGACGGTTCCACCTGACGGAACTGGCCCGAGGTTCGGTGAAGGGGTGAAGGTCGTGGTGGTGTACGTATTGGCACCGAAGAGGACCCTTGCTTTAGCAACGGCAAAGTTGGGGCCCTGAGAACCACCGTACTGACCGACCGCCACAATCGACGATCCAGTTGTGTTTGTTCCTCCTAGAACAAGTGACGTCGCCGAACCAGACCCAGTGGGAGAATATCCCTGAGCCGTCAAAACTTGTATTTGACCGTTAATGTACATATTGACGTATCCGGCCGTGTTCCCCTGTGCAACGATATGGTTCCATGAGCCCGTCGTGATAGTTCCAGAAGTAACAGTAGCGTATGCACCGTATGGAGCGGCGGAAACTCCGTATGTAAACGCCAATTGTCCAGTTGTGCAAATTCCAAAATTCCAGTCGCCACCTCCTGACACTGCAGACCCTCGGGCCAGCATGAAAGCGTAACAATAAGTAACGAAAAATGTGTTAGAGTTCGCCAAACTCGCGTAATTGACCCACGCTTCGATGGTGAAACCATTATTTATAGGGTTTCCTGAAAACACGTTATTTTCCTGATAATAAGACCCCACCGTCCCCGGCAAAGTCAAACACGGTCCATACGGACTTGTCGAGGCGCCCGGGAAGTACTGGGACTGGAGGCTCAGAGCGACGTTGGCCGACCCACCCGTTGACATGCCCGTAACGTACGCAGGAGCCGTGAGGCCGAAGACGGCCGGGGTGGCCGGA